CTCCAATAGCCATCACTCGATTAAAACCGTTGGTATTATTTGCATCAATCTCAAAATCTGCAAACAAAGTGCCCTCAGTTTGACCAATCAAACCGCTTATACCAGTTTTTTCGCACTCATCCGCCACCCTAGTAACCGTTGCACCAAAAGTGGGGATATAACTTGTGGCATAGCTTCCCGCTTCAAGTTGTGCGCCATAGACATAAATATTTCTTGCAGTAGCACCACCAAATGTGTGTATTAAGAAATGCGTTGTCGCGGCCGTTGAAGTAAATTCAATCCTATCATAATTGCCAGTTAATGTTTTTAACCCACTATCTGACCCAGCAACTGCAATTTGGATTGTTTCTCCAACAGTTCCCTTAACATATACAGTTCCAGTATAAGTAGCGGAAGAACCACTCGCATCAATTCTAATATATTGACTTGCCGCAGTAAATTGCACATAAGAAGCATTCTGAACACCTTCGGGGGAAATATCAGCGTTGTCTGTTATGGATATCGCACCATTTGATTTAGTCCAACTGCCTATGTATTCACTTTGCGTTGCAAGATTAGTCCTCTGCGGCTCTAATAAAAGGGCTGGGCATGAGGTAGCTGAATTAAAAGTATAATTTAATCGCGGCATATTGTCAACGCTACCCACGCTAACCGCTGCACTTGTCGTAGTAATAACATTCGTAGCGACTAAGCCTACTTCTACTTGGGCATCTTGAATGTAGATTGAAGCACCTACTGATACTGCCGTTGAACCATTTGCATCACACACAAAAAATTGAGACTTTGATGACGCTGAGGGATTTCCACTTATTGAACAACGATACCACCCTTGACCAACATCTTCAATAACAGCATCAATATCCCCCGTTTTATTTCCTATTGTCCCGTTAGATAAATCAAACCAAGCGTAAAACCCATTAGTTCCCGATTTTTCGGAAACAATGAAATTTGCAGTCCCCGCTTTTGCATAAACACTTAAGACTTGAACACCCGTAAGACTTTCGGTTTGTTGAATCCTTGCAGAAGATGTGTTTGAGGCGGTTAATAACCAAGCATTATTTGTGCCGTCATAACCCGCTTGGCCGCTTGTTACCGAAGAATTACTAGTGGTCCAAGTAGTATTAAAGGTATTACTCTGCAAAAGTTGATTAGTACGCGTTTTCTCAATCAATCCGTCTGAGCCTATGCGTGTGGCCGTTGATGCTCTAGTAAAATCCAGTTGTCCGTCTGTGGTAAGTGGTTTCTGCGAGTATACCTTCCCAGCTTTTTTGCCGCTTGGGATCATTACTAAGCTCGCTAAGTCATAAAATGAACTCATGATAAATCAGCTATTTCGTTAATTGTGCAATCTTGCGCCTCAATGGTGCCTCCATCGGCTAGTACATACGTTTTGTATGCTTCAAATTTTAAGCCGGCTGGATTAGCCACTCCGGTAAAAATAGTTATAAATTGGTTTATATTCATAATCTTGTGCAGTTATTAATTTCAACGGTGCCGCCATCGTTTAAAACGTATGCGTAATACAATGGGTTCGCCGGTAGTTCGTAGGTTATCATAATGGCGGTAATAATTGATCCGGTCTGCCGTTCTTTGGATCAGTTAATATATCGCCGTACACCCATTCCCTATAAGTGACGGTTGTAGTCTTTTCATTAAATGACAGATTCAAAGGCTTATAATCTACCGAGCCAAAAGTAAATTTGTGATTGTAGCTGATTGGCTTAGTCAATTCTATCTCGTAATATTGTTGCGGTTTAAATGCGGTCTTGCCTAACTCTATTGATATCTTAGTCAATAGCAAGTTCTCTGCCGCATCCCATTCTAAATTGGTCACGCTTATTGTTCTCAAAGTATTTCCAAAAGCTCTTAACTCTCCGGCTATTGGTGTGGCCACATTGCTAGACTGAAATATATCCCCTATCTCCGTTTGAAAGCTTAAATCTATTCCGTTGCGTTTCTTAGTATTGTCCGCATAGTATTCGGTTGCCGTTGGACTACCGCCATGGTACTCCATGACCAGCGTGCTAGTAGTAACGAAACCATCTAAATCATCTCCGGCGGTTTGTGTGGCTTCAACGGAAACATATATCGGTTGGGTTCCTATGTTTGGTAAAGCTGCGGTATGGAAATTAGCTACGGTATGTGTAAAGTCTTCAATTGCTGGATTACCAGTATTATTTTGGACATTCTTATGCTCTGTTACTGAGATCGCATTACTTGCGGTTTTTGTCCATGCCGTACCATTATAGTAGTATGCTCCATATCTTATTTGAGCGGTAATTGTAAACTCTACATTTTGTAAAGGGTAACCATCGGGTACCGTTGCCCTTACCTTCCAAGCTGCATTATACTGTAACTTGTTAGTACCGGTTGGAACTGCATTCCCTACATAATAATTACTTCGGCTTTTATATTGGGTTACTTCGTCTTTTATTATTGCGCTACTCGGTTGATTGTGTGTTATATATATTTGCCGCGTTGCTGGTTTGAATAGCTCTAAACCATCACTAAATACCTCTGCGGTATCTGTTAAAGTAAAACCAGTTAAACGATATAAAAAAGCTCCTTGGTATCCATAAAAATTGTACCAATCTGGGGTTTTGTACCATGTGCTACGAAACACTAAAAGGCCTCTATCTTGGAAACATTGCAGCCCAAAGGTTACAAGTATATCATCCATCACATCCCTAAAGTTTCTCCAGTTTGTACCGGTATAGTATAACCCTTCTTGTATACACCCAGTCCAATACATACCGCCGTTTGTAGCACCTAACGAAACCGCTTCAGTTGGTATAGGGTGTTGAGATATTGTATATGCATCGTATACCTCCCAAAAATCAAAGAAGTCAAATACATCATAAATCTGAGTAGTAAATGGCTTTACTCCAGTAAACTCATAAAGTGAACTAGTCTTGTCTAGCATTTGGAAACCGTCAGAGGCTACAAACTTTATAAATCTTTGGCCGTTAATCAATTCTATCTCTCCTAGATCTGGAGTAATAAAACCAACATAAACAACGTCTATGCCTTTGGTAATCTTGACAAAATACATCCCGGTAGCATCTTGTAAAATGCTCCGCAGATTGGTCGTGAAATCGTTATCATTTATGAGAGCCTGGAAAGTACAAACAGATGGTAAAAAGCCCGGCTTGTTGCTATCTAAAGCGCGGTAATCTATTGACCAACTCGCAATGTCAAAAGTATATGGATTCGCGCTAAAGGGTGGATTAATTGCCCAGATAGCGAAGTCATGATCTGCGGTCTCTGCCGTTGCTATTAATTGTTTAGCCACCTATCCGGGAATTTGTTGTATTGTTTCTATCCGTTGCCAGCTTCAAATCATTTCCGGCTATTCTCAATTTAAATTTACCTTCCTCACTAAAGCCAAAAGGTAAACCCATTCCGCCACCGACTTCGTTAAATATCTCAGAAAAACTCGCACCGCCTCCGGCTAGCTTTATGGTTACGGCTAGGGCTAAAGTAGCAGCGGCCATCGCTAGGACTTGTTTAATATAATTCTTAAAGCCTTCCTTCAATACCGTAAAGAAATCTTGTGTACTTGTCAAGGCGGCATCAAAACTAGCCTTAAATATTCCGCCAATTTCTGATCCAACTAGAGATATCCTTTGCAATTCTAATTCTAACCGGGTGTAAGCTGCGGTTGTTGCATCAATCCTTTTTAAATCGTCAGATAGTAAATTGCCAAATTGAAGAACGGCTCCATTTGTTTCGCCATAAGCTAGCCCTAAATCATGAACGCCTTTTGCCTGTAAGTTAATCTTTTCAACGGTTGGGCTAAGTATCTCATTCAATCGCTCTTCTAGTGCAATAATTTCGGCTTGGCTAGTCTCAAACTCATCGCTTGTTATATCCGCTGACTCAAATTGTTTTTTTAACTCAGCAAGCTGATCAGTTAAGCTTTTGATTGTTTCGATAACTCTTGGCATTTCCCTATAACTATCCGGATCATAGTATATTGAAGGGGCCATCATATAGCTAGTATCTGGCGTTTCCTTTTCCTTTTCTGGAGTAGGGAACATACCTGTAATACCGGCACCGCCTTTGACTAAACCAGTCGCAAGCCCTTTACCAAGGCGCAAAAAGAACAACGCAACGCCGGCAGTAGCTTGCCCTACTTCTGCTTTTATATTGCTCCACTCTACGGCCAATTGAGTAACTTGGTCTGCTGCGGTTAATGATGCAGTACCCATCTTACCCAATTCCTCAACGGCAATTCTAGTCATTGCAGCAGATACATCGGCTACGTCTGCCATTTCAAGGCTCACGCCCCCAACCTCTTCTTTAAGCCTTTGCGCTGATATACCTAAGTTATCCAGTCGTCTGGTAGACTTTCGGCCAATACCTTCGACAATAGAATTTACCAGATGATCCATGCTCTCTCCGGTTTCATCTGCTCTACGTTTAGCAAACTCCAATAGAGTCCCCATGTCTCTTAATGGTATGCCTAAGTTTGCACCTTTAACAGATTGTTGCATAAGCTCCAAATCCGTAACCAGTCCCCTAGTAGATTGGCGCATTTCTTCCAAATCTGCTTCGTCTCCGAATCGCTTAAATCCGGCCGCTGCTTTTGTAAGTTGTGAATTTAGTTCTATTGTCTCAGCTCCAAATCTTTGAATAGCTGAAACGGCAAAGCTTGCACCAATAACCCCGCCCAAGTTTTGGAATTTTCGAGAGATACCTTTTAATGAACTATCCACCTTCTGGATTCCCTTGCGGAACTCCCGGACATCCATTCCTAGAATTACTTTACTCGTTGCGTCTTGGGCCATTTGTTACATTTTTATAAAACTCGGCAAAGCCGTTCTCTTTTTTTTCATCTTCAAAACGTAACAAGTCGGTATCTTGAATGTTACGCTTTACACTTTTACCGCTGACGTTTACCAATATAGTAGCAAGCCAACGAAATCTCTTCCAATCTTCTTTAACGTCTTCTAAGCCATGTTTAATGACGGCTTCGATTGTTTTGTTATCGAGATCTTTTGCATCCCTTAGAGATAGCCCTAAGCGCCCCACCAGCAAACCAAGTACGTCTACTCCGCCGCCGGCTGGGAAAAAGGGCCGTTAAGCCTCTCGGTAAGTTCCTCTAACGCTAAAGGTGAACACTCCTTTTTGAAGTCTTCAAATGTGGGCCGGTTGTCATTATCCCAATGTTCTTGAGCGTATAACATAGTTAACATATCCGATATCTTCGGTTTGGTCATATCTGTTACGCTGCCGCCGGTTATCTCTTCAAACAATAAAGCTGCACCGAGTGTGAATTTTTTTCCCATTTTATTTATTGTTTAGTTGGTTCCTTCTGTCCAAGCCCCAGTACCTTGCAATGAAAAAGAATAAGTTGCGTTATCCTTATCAGCAAATGAGCCAGATAATTGGGTTAAGATTGCTGAACCAGAAATGTTAGCCTTTCCAGTAGTTGGAGTAACGGTACCAATGTCACATGGAGTAATTTTTAAAGTAACGGAAGTACCGAGCAAGTTATATAACTCGTCTGGATCCCAATCAGTTGCGCCATCTCCAAATAAACCAGAACCGGAAACGCTCCAAGTCTTGGCAGATGTAACGTAACTTCTAAAGCTCGCATCCTCTTTGGATGTTGTCTCTCTTGTTTCAGAATTTAGCTCGAAGGAGCAATCTGATTCTAACGCGAAGCCCTTGTACGTAGAGCCGCCGTCATTAGATAATAAAATGCGGAATTCTCCGCCTGCAATTGATGCCATAATTATAGATTGATGTTAAAAATAAAATCGCAAGCCATGATAACTCGCTCGTTAATGTCGTCATAGAAAAATTGAAGGCTTTCTAAATGTGCCTCTGTATAGTTTGCATTTGTCTTTATTGCCTCTCTTATTGTAGCTAACTCCGATTGCGCGGTGTCTGCATCTACAAAGTGAAAAAACAAACTTGCGCTTATGCCTTCGGCAGTTGCCCAATCTTTGCTCTCTGTTACATCGACACCAGTAATGGTAATAATGATATAATCGCTGGTTAATCCTTGAGGGGCCGCGTATGCGTAGACATCTTTTGCAGTTGCTGCATCTACCGCATCGTAAACATATTGTAAGTAATTCATCGTAGTATCGAAGTTATGCGCTTTTGGATGTGTTTCTGCATCATCCTTTGCGCTTTTTCAACTACGCTTGTATTTCGTACCGCTTTACCGATAAAATCTTTTGGCTTTATTTTATATTGACTTATATAACCTAAACCATTTTTAACATATCCGGGCCTCTGTGTTTGGTTTCTGCCTAGCCCTACTTTTTGACCATTCTTACTCATTCCCGGCCCGGCTCCAGCTAATTGGGACAAAGCATATATTGCGCCTCTTTTTCTTGTTGATTTTAAACCAACAACAACGTACGCTTTTTGCCTACCTTTGTTTTTCCATTTGCCAATAGAATTATATAAATTAGCAAAGCCATTCTTACCTAATCCTTTTTGCTTAACGCCGGCGTAAGCTTCTTTCCTTGCGGCAGTTACTAAAGGTTGAGCTTCCTTCATTAATAAGCTACGTAACTCCCTAAATCTCATGCCTTCGCTAGTTCCTAGCTTACTGAGTCTTTTTCTGAAGTCCTCAAAGCTTTCAGTCCTACCGGATTGGCTTTTTAAGTAGATGGTATTAGAGCGTGGCATTATCTCGTAATTTAGCTTTTACTAAAATAAAACGGAGCCGCCCTTCGGGGGCGATGGATACGATGTCATAAAATTTGCTATCATAACCAATCTTCCAGCTCTCTTTGATTGCGGTTTGGTATCTCATTCTCCAAGTAACTATGATACTACTTTGGATCTGATCATTTACCATTATCTCGGTACCGACATTCCCGGTGTCTGGTATAATTTCTTGAGCGTAAAAGTTCCCTTCGCTTGCATAGCTGCGCTTGTATTGGCCGCTATTGTTTACTGAGATAGTCGGCTGGTATAGGGTTACTTTTCTGTCTAAGGTCATGCAAAATTACGGCGATAACGAAAAACAATACGATCAAAAAATCTTGGGCCAACATTGTAGGGCATATCATCCCCAAAGTCATAGCCAAACTTTATACGCTGATAAATAGCGTGTTGTAAATCTTTAGGCATAGTAGAAAAACCAGCGGTGTAGACTATTTTCATACGTTCGCCTTCTTGTCCAATGCTTGGAGTAATTACCCCATCTATTAAGGTAAATGCAGTATCTTGAGTGCTTACGCCATCAACATATACATGAACACTTGTAACACTACCTAACGGCCAGTATGGGAGCTCGTAACTTGACTCCCAATACTGATCCGCGGTAATAGTTGCGCTACCACAAACTACATGGGCATAACTTAATGCTTCCTCACAAGCCGCATCATATAGAAACGTCAATAAAGTATCATCAGAAGTGCCATCCACCCGACAAAAGGACTTAATTAAATTTAAGTCTATTGCTTGTGGTGTGTAGTCAATAGTATTCGCCATTTTTTATACTGTTACGTCAGTAGCGATAGCGAAAGATGCTGGGCGCAATACTGCACAATCCATGAATCTCTCAAGGTTAACCTCTACGATAGAAGACTTCATACCAGTGTATGGATCTACCAATAAAGTAGCACCACCAAAGAAACCGATTTGAACGTCAT